AAGTAAAAAAAGTAGAAGAAAAAGAAGCAGTCAAGACCGTTCCTCTTGATATAACGGGTCCTGATGTCGAAGTGGGTTTACCTGATGATACAGTTAAAGAAACTCCCGCAGAGACTCCAGTAACGGAACCGAAGGAAGAACCAATAAAAGTAGAAGAAATAAAAGAAGAACCAGTAAAAGAAGAACCAGTAAAAGAAGAAGCACAGAAAGATGAAAAAATTGAAGAGTATAGTGAAGCGGTTAATAAACGAATCTCTAAACTAACTCGAAGATACAGAGAAGCTGAACGTAGAGAAAAAGCTGCACTTGATTATGCAGCCGGTGCTAAAAAAGAAGTTGAAATTACTAGAGAACAATTTCAAACAACCGAAGAAAAATACGATAAGGCTTTTTCTGAAAAAGTATCAGAACAAATAAAATCAGCGCAAGCTGATTTAGCCAGCGCTATTGAATCAGGCGATGCTCAAAAACAAGTATTGGCAAATAAAAAGATTGCTGCCTTGTCAATTGAGGAAGCTAGACTTAATGCTGCTGAAAAATATCGTTCTGAAACAAAGCCAAAGGTTCCTGATGAACAGGATCATTTGCGCTATAGGCAAACCCCGAAGGAGCTTCCAAAAGATGCTCCACCAGATCCACAAGCGGAAGAATGGGCAGGAAAAAATGAATGGTTCGGAAAAGATCGAGCGATGACTTTTACTGCTTTTGAAATTCATAAGGATCTAGTTGAAAAAGAAGGGTATAATGCTAAAGACCCAGAATATTATGTGGAGATCGACAAACGAATAAGAGTTGACTTTCCCCATAAATTTGCTAAAGGTGGTAAAGTAGAAACGGCTAGACCGACTCAGATCGTTGCTTCAGCGAACCAATCAGCTCAACGAAGCATAAAACCCGGCCGCAAAACTGTGAAGCTCACGTCTTCACAGGTAGCAATAGCTAAAAAATTAAACGTGCCACTCGAAGATTATGCGAAACAATTACACATGAAGGAGGTATAAGCATATGGAAAAAGAAACCAAAAAAACCCCTCGTGCTCAGCAAACTAGGTCAGAATCTGAAAGACCAAAAGTTTGGGTGAACTCATCTGCCTTAGATGCGCCCAAGTGTCCTGCGGGCTACCGACAAAGATGGATTCGTTTTGAAACGATGGGACATGATGATACAAAAAACATCATGGCTAAACTTCGCCAAGGATGGGAACTCGTAAGAGCTGACCTCTATCCTCAGGAGAATTATCCACAACTCGGAGACGGGAGATACAAAGGGTACATAGGAGTAGGTGGTCTAGTGTTGGCTAGAATACCGGAGGAGATCGCTAAACAGCGCGATGCGCACTTTAATAAACTCGCACGCGATAAAGACGAAGCAGTAGAAAACGAACCTCTAAAGGATCAACATCCAAGTATGCCTGTTACGAGTAACAGACGTACTTCGTATAGTTTCGGTGGTGCAAAAAAGAACGATTAATTTTTTAGTCAATCTTTTAAGGTTAATCCTCGCTACTGAATTTTTATTAACCGTTCATAGGAGACTATGAACAACTAGGAAAAGGTAAATATAATGGCAAATCGTAATCAAGGTGGATTTGGCTTAAGACCAGTTAATACGTTGGGGAATACTCCAGCAACTTCTGGACAGTCCAAATACGCTATAGAAAACGGAGTCGCAATTAACATTTACAACGGTGAACCAGTAATTTTAGATAGAACAGTCGTAGCAGCAGCTGGCGGCTTTCTAACAAATGGCTGTGCTTCAGCAGGAACTTTGTTTTTAGGTGTATTTAATGGTTGTTTTTACAACGCACTTACAACAGCAAAACCTACTTGGAGTAACGCTTATCTATCAGCGACTGGCGTTGTATCTGGAGAATTAGTTACGGCTTTCGTTAACGACAACCCTTTCCAAGAATATGAAATCGCTTTGACAGCGGCGACTGGAGCAGCACCAATTACTGAAAATACAATTCAGGCACAATTTGGTGGTCTTGCAGACACGTCCGCTTCAGCTACATCCACAGGTGGAAGATCAAGTTGTACACTTACAGCTCCAACTGCCTCGGGTGCTGGCGCTCATGGTTGGGCAGCACTAAGACGTGCTGAAGACCCTGATAATAGTGATTTCACAGCAGCGTATGCGAGTGTTATAGTTGTACAAAACTTGAAATATTCACAAACGATTGCTGGATCAGCGTAATAGGAGTATAAAAACATGGCAATATCACGAGCACAGCTAGTTAAAGAACTAGAACCAGGTTTGAATGCACTATTCGGCTTGGAATACAAACGTTATGAAAACGAAGCAGCTCAGATATTCGATCAAGAATCATCTGACAGAGCTTTTGAAGAAGAAGTTATGTTATCTGGTTTCGGTACTGCTGATGTAAAACCTGAAGGATCCGGCGTTCAATACGACGATGCTCAGGAAACTTACACAGCTAGATACACAATGGAAACAGTAGCATTGGCTTTCGCTTTAACAGAAGAAGCTATCGAAGATAATCTCTACGACAGAATCTCTTCTCGTTATACAAAAGCACTAGCTCGTTCAATGGCAACATCAAAGCAAGTGAAAGGTGCAAACGTTCTAATTAATGCAACCACTGCCGCTTATACAGGTGGCGATGGGGCAACTTTAGTTGCGAACGATCACCCAACATTGAATGGTAATCAGTCTAATAGACCGACTACTTATTCTGACTTGTCTGAAACATCTCTGGAGCAAGCGTTAATTGATATCGCTGGTTACCAAGATGAAAGAGGACTTAAAATTGCAGCTCAAGGAGTGAAAATGATCATTCCTAAAGAACTGGAATTTACTGCTACAAGGATTTTAAAATCCCAAGGTAGAGTTGGAACTGCTGATAATGATATCAACGCACTTAAGTCAATGGGTATGGTTCCACAAGGTTATACTGTGAATCACTACTTAACTGACACAGATGCTTGGTTCATTAAAACTGATGTTCCAAACGGACTAAAACACTTCGTTAGAGCACCGTTAAAAACAGCTATGGAAGGCGACTTCGATACTGGTAATGTTAGATATAAAGCAAGAGAAAGATACAGCTTCGGCTGGTCTGACTGGCGTGGAATATTTGGCACACCAGGCGCAGCGTAAAATAAATAAAGAAGGGCGAAGTTAGTTCGCCCTTCTACTTAACCCATTAGACTTGTTAATATTAATAAGACTATTTATTCAAGGAGG